AATCGCAAACAGGAGAAGTACAATGCAATACGAGATGAAAAATTTCATCAAAACGACTAAACGAAAACCGTCCAACGTTGGACAGTCTAAATACAATGATGATTGGAAACGTGATCGTGATGAAGCCCGTTCAATGAAAATGAAAATGAAACGTGGTGTAACAGATTACAAAAGTAAAAAGGTAGCCTAAATATGTCTGTGTATATGATTTATCAGAAGACAAATGTAGACAGTGATCGCATCAACAGTATGCCGACATCTGTATATGCCAAAGCATACTTTGCATTGGGTATGCCAACACGTGATAACGTAGAAGATGCAGTGCATGATGGTTTACATCACAATATGTACCAACCTACCATGATCATGCAGGACGTAGAAGCACGAGAACGCACACCGTTTGAGGCCATCTTTGATGAAGGCAATGGATATGGCGATGGCACTATCAAGACAGCCAACATCCGTGACCGATACAGCATGTCTGTAGGTGATATACTTATGGACTTGACAACTGGCTATGCTCATGTATGTATGCCAATAGGCTGGCATAGCCTAGACCTAACCTTAGAATTAACAGCAGCTTAAGGAGCTATCCCATGACTAACCCAACACAAATCGTTCGCCCCGTAGTTAAAGCAACTAACCCAGAGTTGTACAAAGAACACACATTCCACCTGAGTCGTGCTTCCAAGTACACCTACAACTATGCCCAGTTGGATGACTACATTGCCACGAATTGGAAGTCTAAAACCATTCAACAGATGGCGGATGATACCAACGAGCTTTGCAATCGTGTAGTCTACAGATACCAACTGCTGCAACGCATGGGCATTGTCGGCAGGAAGCAGACAGGTAAATCTAAATTGCTCATTGAGCAACGTAATCTGCGTATGCAATTGGCTGTAGTCGAGGACAAACTTCGTGACCTTAGTGTTGCGTAAAGACAAGTGGGTTGTGTATGGTGATGACGGAAAGGTTGTCATCATATGCAGCCAAAAAGAAATATGTGTAAGAGTGGCAGATGCCCTCAAAAAAGGAGACTAAAATGTTTGTAATTGTAGCAACAAAACCATTGGATGATGGGTCACAAGGCTTTCGTTTCAACCTGTTCGGTAAAAAGGGTTTGATCCGTAAACGTAAGAACATGTCACGTGGATGGTTCAAACGTCAGAAGATGGCGTCATCCAATGCCTACCACTTTGGTAAACGTACCGTATACTTCTTTGGTAATGGTACGAAGCCACGTAAACTATCACACTTTGCAGGTTAGGATACTGACATGGCTGTAATGGCATACGAAGTAACCCTAGAAATTGACGGTATAAAATCTGTTGTATCACTAGACGATACATACCCAGCAGTTGATAACTGGAATACAGCAACAGAGTTTGCAATTCACATGGCTATACACGATCACCCTGATTCTACAATAGAATTTATCGACTGTGCAGAGTATGTACATAAGGAGTATACAAAGTATGGGTACATTCACCCAGCACCACTCAAAACTCAGTGAAGGCAAAGAAGATGATCCGTGTGACGATTGGTCGGGTCATCCAATCCCTAAACCTCAGAAGGAAGATAACAAATGATTAGTGCAGCATTGATGTGCATGGCTTTGAATGTTTACCATGAGTCCCGTAGTGAAAACCTAAAGGGTCAAGTGGCGGTGGCGAATGTCACACTCAACAGGGTGGCAGACAGTAAGTGGCCCAATGATGTTTGCTCAGTTGTAGAACAGGGTTACACCAAAGGCAAGCAAAACTGCCAGTTCTCATGGTACTGTGATGGTAAGTCGGACACCCCCACTGACACTGTAGCATGGGCTAGGGCGGTGCTAGTTGCCAATGATGTCATGATGGGGTACATCCCCGACATAACGGAAGGTGCAACACACTACCATGCAAGATACGTGAACCCATACTGGGTTGATTCCTTCACAAAAACTGTGGAGATTGGGTCACACATGTTTTATAAATAGCTTATCATTACTAGTATAGGGGTGGACAGGTACTATATAACTATGGTACAGTTGCCACACCACCAACCAAAGGAGAGTAAAATGCCATTCGATATTCCAGAATACCTAGACTTCGCAGTAGACTTCGAGGACACTCGTGTGCATGACAAGAAGTATGTCATCAACCAAACAACAGGCCAACCTCTTGGCATCGTTGGTAAATCATTCACATGTGCATCTCATGGAGACTTCTTTCGGGGAGTTGTAGACACAGCAACAGAAACCCTCAGTGATGCTGACATGCAAGATGCCAAGTACACATTCCGATCTGCCCGTGGCGGGGCATGGGCTATGCTCGACATCACGTTGCCTAACGTGACGATGGACATCAGCACAGACAAGTTCAGTACAGAGATCGGCAATCGTATCATCAGCCTTCACGGTATTGATGGATCATGTAGTAATCAAGTATTCTTTGGTGCTATTGATTTCTTCTGTACCAATGGCATGATCACAGGAGATCACGATAAGGTACGCAAGAAGAATACTGCCAACTTCTCTATGGAAAGCTTCATCTATGAGCTTAACCGTGCTCGTACTGACTTCTACACACAGGCACAACAGATGCAGGTGTGGGCACAGACTAGCCTCAAGTTCGTTGACATACGTTCTTTGCTGGATGACATGTTAGGATCTAAACGTAAATCAGAAAAGATGTATAGCTTGTACATGCAGGAAGCTGCAACCCGTGGCAACAACAAGTTCGCATTGTACAGTGCTATGACTAACTACGCATCGTATGCTGATGAACGCAACGGGTTCAACCTCAAGTCAACAGGTAAGGACACACAAGCTGTCAGCATGTGGTCACGTGAGCAAGAGGTAAGCAAGTGGGTCAGTGATGATCGGTTCATTACATTGGAAGCAGCATAATGAGAACCCTGCCACGATACGTACAAAAACGGGTGTCATCTTCTGGTGACATCACGTACCGTTTCAATCCACCGCAGCCCCTGATAGATGCAGGGGTTGTGGAACGGGTTGAGTTGGGCAATGATCACAAAGAAGTTAGGTTCTTATCACGTAAGCTTAATCATATGATTGATGCATACCGTGAGGAACAGTCAAAAATTCTAGTGATCAGACCTAGCAGCAAGGTGACTGACTTGATTGAATACTACTATCAATCTAATGATTTCAATATGTTACGTAGGACTACTAAGCAGGATTACAGATATTGCTTGGATGTATTGAGCAGATCCATTGGGCACTACAAGTACAAGAATGTTACCTCTAAGGTTGCCAAGAGGGTGTACGAAGAGTGGGTTACCAGTGGTGTGAGCTTTGCAAATCATGTGGCAACATCAGGTAGTAGGGTGTTTAACTACGCCATCCAGATGGAGCAGGTTGACCAGAACCCATTCGCAAAGATCAAACGCAAACAAGTTGCACAACGTAAAGTGATATGGACACATGGGGAAGTGACTAAGTTTTTAGATGTGGCCTACTCAAAGTTTGTGTATCGTAACACAGGGTTGATTGTACACATGGCATACGAGTGGTGTCAACGGTTAGGCGACATGCGAAACCTTCAGTGGGATAGCATAGACTTTGAGAACAAGCAGCTATACTTACGGCAAAGTAAACGTAGGGCTGAAGTATACCTACCCATCAGTGACAATCTTGTCTACATGCTTGAGCAACAGAAGAAAGACTTTGGATTTCAACAATGGGTTGCCCCACATCCACAGCCTGTCGAAGGTTCGTACAATCCGTATGCAATGGAGAGACTGTCCAAGGTTGGACGAAAGGTAATGCGAGAGGCGGGGTTATCAGATGAATTACGTATGATGGACATTCGCAGAACTGGTGTAACACAAATGGTTGATAAGGGTGTACCACTACCCCAAATCATGTCAGTAACGGGGCACACACATGTTGCATCTGTGAAACCGTACATGAAAAATACATACGAAAGTGCAAATAGTGCCTTGACACAGAGAAACGTAAGCATATAATCGAGTGGTAACGAGCAACACAGAAAGAGTATCTTATGATTAGTATAAAAGAACATGTAAGTGATATGGATCTATCTAGTGGTGAGACTAGACGTACCAACTGCCCGGTATGTAATGGTCTAAAGACATTCACTTGTACTAATAACATGGGACAACTCGTTTGGAATTGTTACAAGGCAGGGTGTAGTGTGTCTGGCGGTACTCGTACACAACTTACGAGTGATGATATACGCAAGTCACTAGGTTTCGCAGCAGCAGAAACAGAAGCAGTACCGTTTCACAAACCTGATTGGGTAGTACGAGACTACGATGCGGTGCAAGATTTCTGTGACACGTGGGAGATTGATGCTCGTGAGCTAGGCTTGCTGTATGATGTACGTGAACACCGTGTCGTATTTCCTGTGGTACATAACAACATCATGGTAGATGCGACAGGCAGAGCACTAGGAAAAAAGATTCCTAAATGGAAACGATATGGTAAAAACCCCTTGCCCTATGCATATGGCTATGGTAAAACAGGGGTGGTCGTTGAGGACTGTGTTAGTGCTGCCATTGTGGGTGCGACAAATGTATCTGGATGCTCAGAAGGTGGTGTGTATGTCGGGGTAGCAGTGTTGGGCACCTCACTTTCTGAGGCACATAAGCAGTATCTTTCACAGTTCTCAACGGTAATAATTGCACTAGACCCTGACGCCCTTCCCAAAACATTGCAATTCGCCAAAGAACTACGCAGTCATGTAGACAACGTGAAGGTATTGCGTTTGACAGATGACTTGAAATACTACAACCCTACCGACATTCAGAACTTACACACTCTAGGAGAGACATAATGGAATTATCCCTTGTACGTAGCCTGATGGACAAAGAGTTCTACGATAATCATCGTGGTGCCAAGTGTCCTGACAGACTATTCAGTAAAGACTTACGAAAGATCAAACAAGCTATCGACAAAGCTATGGATCGTTACGAACGTACTGTTACAGTAAATGAGATTGAAGCACTGTTCATGTCAGACAATGCCACACTCACAACTGCACAGAAGAACGCATACAGTTCTCTGTTCAATCAAATCAAAAAGGAATCACCCTTGGGCAGTGACATAGCACAAGAGGTGTTGTCCAAGTTGTTTCAACAGGTTGTTGGTGAGGACATTGCCAACCTTGGCTTCGACTATGTGAACGGTACGAAGGGTAGCCTTGAGCCACTGCGTGACATCCTTGAACGTTATGCTGATGACTTCACACCAGACCTTAACATCCAGTGGGATGACATAGACGTTGACACCCTTCTAGAAAAGAATGATCTCGAATCACAGTGGGCGTTCAACATTGCAACACTCACTCGCAAGGTTGAGGGTGTTAATGCAGGACACCTCATTGAGGTAGGTGCACGTCCCAATACAGGTAAGACATCCTTCCATGCCTCATTGATTGCTGGCCCCAATGGCTTCGCCCATCAAGGTGCTAAGTGTGTTATCCTGTGTAACGAGGAAGCATCACACCGTGTTGGTGCACGTTACCTTACTGCCGCCACAGGTATGACAATGCAGCAAGTGAAGGAGAACCCAGCCCGTGCCCGTGATCTGTACTCTGCGGTCAAGGACAACATCAAGATCAAGGATGCCAGTGAACGGGACATGTCATGGGTGGAGTCAGTGTGTAAGTCGTACAAGCCTGACATCCTTATACTCGACATGGGTGACAAGTTTGCTCGTACTGGTGGGTTCTCTCGCCCCGATGAAGCACTGAAAGCTAATGCTATCTATGCCCGTCAGATAGCCAAGGCACACAGCTGTGCTATCTTCTACATGTCTCAGCTATCTGCAGATGCAGAAGGTAAAGTATTGCTGAACCAAAGCATGATGGAAGGCTCTAAGACAGGCAAGGCAGCTGAAGCAGACCTCATGCTGTTGATTGCTAAGAACCCTGTAGTAGATGGGCAAGAAGAAGAAGACACCCAACGCCACTTGAACATCGTGAAGAACAAACTCTCAGGCTGGCATGGTGTTGTGCACTGTGACCTTGAGTACAAGACTGCTAGGTATGTTGTATGATAGAACTTATAGATATTGTAACGTTAGCCCTTATCATATTGGTGGGGTATGCAATACGTGAATTAGACAACATCAAATCACTTCTTAATATCGTAATAGATAAGCACAACCACCTAGCAGAAAGCTGCGGGGATTTTGAAGAACAGGTTGTGAAAGAGGTTGACAGATTGGCGGATAAGATAGAAGGAGAAAGCTAATGTATTGGGATACAAGTAGATGCTAGGTAAGTATGATAAAGGCGAGTATACCAAAGGTGAGAAGGTTATGAAGAAACGTAAGCTAGGTATGGTTTTCTTTAAACCTAATGGAAGATCTGCTTATATGATAACTAAAAGGCTTCAAGTGTTGGATGTACCAAACGATAGAGTTAGGAGTGCTTGGTTTGCTAAGACATTAAATCATGTAGGCTACATATCTCAGGCACACTCAGACGATCCCACTTGGGACACTTTTGGTTGGAGAGTAGAGGGCGACATCTTGGAGGCAATAAAGAATGATTGAAGCAACTTACATAGATCACATGGGTACAGACTTGACGGTAGCCAATGCGGCACGGGTATCATTTGGTAAGACAAGTGAGATGGATGATGACCCTTGGGGGCCACCCAAGCTCAAGAAGAAAGACGATAAGCTGATCCGTTACCTAGCCAAGCATAAGCACATCAGTCCATTCGGACATTGCTTTGCCAGCTTTCACGTCTCGGCTCCGATCTTTGTGGCACGGCAGCTAGTCAAGCATAAGTTCTTGAGATGGAACGAAATATCTAGGCGTTACGTGGATGATGAACCTGAGTTCTATGTGCCTTCAGTGTGGCGAGGTCGTGCTGAGAATGTGAAGCAGGGCAGTGCGGGTGAAGTTAAGCTACCTTACCTAGTGCCACATGAGTTTAACAAGTCTGCCCTCTATGAGTACGAAACATTACTTGAGGCGGGTGTAGCCCCTGAGCAAGCCCGTATGGTACTACCACAGTCTACTATGACTGAGTGGTACTGGAGTGGTAGCCTAGATGCCTTCGCTGATATGTGTAACCTACGGTGCAAGTCAGACACACAGGCAGAGACACGGCAGGTAGCACAACAGATTGACCGCAAGATGATTGAACTATTCCCTGTATCATGGGACGCACTGACGGAGGATGACGATGACTAAGATGTATGAATTAGAGCCAATGATATTGGACTGTTGGCGTGTGTGCAATGAACTTGAGGTTGTCTTCAAACAGGTAGGTGACGATGAACCTACTGAGGATGAGCTGATGAACGCCTTGATAGGTATGCAGCAGTTATACCAGTGGAAGTTTGAGCAGTTGTTCAACAAGTATGAGGAGATACTCCGTGATAAAGAGTGAATGGGATCGACTAGTAAAAGAACGTGAAAACTTTAGGGAGAATGTATTGGCAGAGCATACAGCAGACATAGTGAATGAGCCTAAGCACTATGCACGGTGGGCCATTGAGCCAATCACATACATCATGCGTAATGGCTTTGAGTTCTGGCGTGGCAACATTGTTAAGTATGCCAGTCGTGCAGGATACAAGCTGTATGAGGGTAAGACGCAGGTAGAAAGTGAGGTCATTGACTTAGAGAAAGTTCAACGCTATTGTCAAATGCGTATCAACCAACTAAACGGAGAGGAAAAGCTATGATACCCGTAGGTCAACTAAGATTGTTACTCACCAAGGCAGGGCTTGATTATGTTATCACCCGTGTTGATGGTAATGTAGCCCATGTTAATATACTAGTAGATGGGGAGTTAAATGTTCACAGTTGAGTTTGAATCTGATGCAGCTGTTGTCACAACGTTAGATCAGAATAACTTACACGAGGATGTAGAGGTTATCTTTGGTGACGATGGTGCTGTCTACATGAGACAGTTTGAACCAGAGATGGATTCCTATCAGATGTTAATCATGAGCGCCCAACAGTGGTTAGACATAATGGCTGCATACAAGAGCAGTGAAGGGTCATACTACTTGGAGGTGAAGCATGAGTGATGAGGGAATGTATTTCTTGGGTGGTGCTTTTGCAGCTTATGTGTTAGCCCTTCCCTTATTCTATCATATGGTAGAGCCAGAAGATCCTGAGGAGAATAATTCTGGCCCTATCAAGTTCGCATTCTTGTGGCCTTTGATAGCACTAGAAGTAATATACCGTATCTTTGTAGGAGAGAAAGACAATGATGGAACTGGCCCTAATTAAAACACTATTAGACCGTGACTTTTATGACCAACACAAGGGCATTCGTTGCCCCGACAAGATCTTTAGTAAAGATGTACGCAAGATCAAGCAAGCACTAGACAGCGCCATGGAAACATATGATGGCAGCATGAATGTGCAGGACTTGCAGGCTGTGTTCAACCGCATGAACCAGAGCATGACCACTGCCACACGCACAGCATACGATGCACTCTTTCGCCGCATAGATATTGCTGAGCCTATCAAGGAAGAGATAGCACAGGATACACTGTCACACTTATTCCAGCAGCACGTTGGGGATGTTGTAGCTAATCTTGGCTTCGACTATGTGAATGGCACAGAGAATAGCCTTGAGCCTCTACGTCAGCTGCTTGAGGAATACAAGAATGACTTTACACCTAACCTTCGTGTTGACTGGGAGGCTGATGATCTTGATACAATCCTAGATGCTACCGCTCTTGAGTCACGCTGGTCATTCAACATACCTACCCTGGCCCGTAAGGTTGAGGGTGTCAGTGGTGGTCACCTTGTTGTGGTTGGCGCACGTCCCAACACAGGCAAGACATCCTTCCATGCCTCTCTTATTGCAGCTGATGGAGGCTTTGCTCACCAA